ATTTCATTTATACCGGATTCTGTTATATGTTCCGCTAATAGTGTCATATCCGGCGACACATATTTATCCCGTTCCAGACTAAAAGCGAACCCTCTGACCTTCCTCTGCCCGCGTTCGATGAACAGGACCTGGTCATTAGCGATAACCGCCTGTATATCGGCCGAACCCGTATACGTCTGCTGGCGATACGTGGGTTGCTCTTCCGCTGATATAGCGTCATGCGGACTATTACCACCCAACCTGCCCGCCCCTCCTAACGTCCCTAAGAACAGAAAATCCTGGCTGACCAGCCACTGTATGGGATTTTGACCTGGCAGCGAATATATAATAGCGTCGGCGGCTAAGGTACCGGCCGTAAAATTATTGAAATCACCCGTCTGACTCAGCCACACAGTTTGCGGGTAGTCGGCGTTACCGCCGTAGGCGATTCTCTGTTCATGGAACACGACAGTTTCCGGCCAGCCATGTTTATCGGAGAAGTACCCTTCCGCCCAGTTAGTAGTTGCCGTCGTATTGCCGAGCGTACTCTGTACCGTTGCCGTTACCGTCGTTGTATTAGTAAACACTGTAACCTCAACTACCCCGTCTAATTCCGCCGACAGGGCCTCGAAGCTGTAGTTTAGTGACCCGGAGGTAAAGGAATCCATTCTGACCCTGTACAGGGCATCTGCAACGAGCTCCGACCTGCTGAAATCAAGGTTGCCGTCATTTTCATAATGCCGTGTAACTACATCCCGCCATGTAGAGCCTGAATCATATGACCGTTGCAGGATTACTGTCCCGTTCCATGTCCCGTGACTGGTGAAGATATACTCCTGGCCCTTGATCAAAGCGACCGTCGTCGAATTTCCTTCTGCGACAAAAGAGCCTGACACCGAATTATTATCGACGACATGGGTTATCCGCCATATAGAACCTACATGGTCAGATTCGAATATCGCCGCCGACGCCGTTAATGTGACCGAACCCGTCGTTGCCGACGGCGTTATAGTCGTTGTTGTCGTATTAGTCGGCAGAAAAGGGCCGGTAATCAGGTCGATATCGGCAATGGTCCACGAGGTATGACCTGTCCTGGTAAGTTCCCGCGTCTCACGGTCCGGGTGGACCAGCCACATAATATCCGCCGATTGAACGAACTGGATATCGGCCAACTGTGCGGTCGTATAGGTAGTTGTCAGCTCGAAGGGATCGTTATTGACGTCAAGGACCAGTCCTCCGTTCCTAAACGCCCTCATATACAGATTACCGAACTCTAAAGCATAGGTATCGGTTTTGGAGAACTCGAACCGAATCAATCTCGCAGCGCCATTATTTTTAGTCGATGCGATAAACTTAGTACCCGGCCTCCTCATAGCCGGGCCCTGACTGAGCACGATCATATTCTGCAACTTTTTACAGGCGTTTCGATACTTGACAAAGTCATTGCGCAGCAACATCAAGTCCGTCACTTCCCCTGCGTTGAACTTATTAATAGCCTGCGACAGCAGCCCATAGGAGACTGGGCACAAAATGAAAAGAATCGTGAATATTTTTATGAATATTTTACGCATCTTTAAGTCTCTTCCTTAAGCCTGGATACGATAAACTACCCTTTGACAGATCCTGCATCGCTTTACTACTATCTTTTTGAAGTTTGGCTCTTTCTTCTTCTTCTTTGGCCAAGCTCTTGGCAGCCTTCTGGGCCGCGGCGAGTCTGTCGGCATCCTGTGTTATAGCCTTCGACCGTGCCAGAGTATGAGCATCATCTTCGGCCTCAAATTTTGCCATACTTTGTTCAGGAGTTAAATGTGCCATAATTATGTCCTCTTATCTTTTTCACCTGCAATTTCCACAACTACATCTTCCGTTCGACCGGCCGCAGTCACAGCCACTGGTCCTTCTGTGTGTCAGCCAGGTACTTTCACCTTCATCGTTTGTACCGTCCGGATCGCCTTCCGCCTGGTTCCTGGCGATTGCGTTCGGTAGTACCATCCGTCTCAGATCGCTCCTCATCCCCTGAACGAACAGGGCACTTTGCTCGGAGATACCCATAAGTTTCGGCGCCATTTTAATTGCCAGGCTAAGGGCGATATATTCGATCAGTTCCGGCGCGAATTTCGAGGCATCTGAGATACTGATATACTCTATATAAGCCGCATCTCCGGCATCGTTACTATAGTCATCTGTATAGAGTTGTTTACCGATCACCTTATGTTTGAATTTCTTTTTAAGGGACCCTTCATCGATCTGGGCGATTACATGTAGGCAGTCGTCCGGCAGATTGAAAACAAATTCCCACGCCCCCTGTTCGGCGACAGAAACTTCGTTACCAAGATCCGCGAACTTCGTTACACCGTTCCACTCCCACCGGCTAACGCAAATATCTTTTGTTACAGGATAAAGCCGCTGGCACAGTACAGCATTGACCGAGCCATCGGTGAGCGATGTTATCAACTTAGCTGCATCCTGAATGAGTGCCAGGTTACATATATCCGTATCCGTTTGGGCTATACTCGTCTTTGCCATTATGCGCCTCTTATTGGATTATATTAGGGTCCTTATTCGCCGCCTCTATCATTAACTTTTTCTTACCCTCCCAATACTCACCAAAAATATATTGTCTTATCTTGGCTTTCAGCCATTGCCGTTCAGTATACGCCGGCTGTTCAGTTGCTAATCCGTTGGCGTCAATAACCGTAATCGTTGGTATCGGGTGTTCCTTCAGGAATCCTGCCCTGAAATCATCTGCTTTCGCTGCCGGGATCGTAAGGGTGATTACAATATCCCCCGGCGCGGCGTAAGCTATTGCAGCTACCAAAACTGCCGTCAAAATTGTTATTGCTACTAATTTCTTTGCCATTTTGACCTCCTGTTCTTATCTAAGTTCTTCCCAAGTAAAGGATGCGGAACAAGAGGCATCCGCCGCCGCCATTCTCGTACATACGATACTCAGAATATCACCGGAATTACCCGCTATATTTTGAGACATGAATAACTTTGCCAGGAGACCTCTTCTATCTATCCCCGCCTCTTTTTTGTCCCTTGCCCCCGTAAGGAACCCGCCATCGACCACATGACCACCTGATATTGCGGTGGCGGCAATATCAAATTCAACTGCACTGTTCGTTGCATCCACTGCGTTAAATGATGCGTTAGTCAAACTGCCATTGAGAATGATTTGATAGAATATATTTTCGTCAAGTGAAAAAAGCTCATAGCTTAAAGGCTCAACTAAAGTCCTGTTGGTTATACTATTGAAAGTATCCGCCATTTTGATAGAAAGAACCGGTAACGGCGTAGTTGATACAGTTCTTTCAGTAATGCCATTACTTACCGACCCTGGTATCCCTAATGGGTTGAAACCACCCTCACTTGCTACCGCTACACAAGTAAAGTCGAATGTAGTAGTTCCTGCCGCTGCGGCTGTATTGAATATCTCCGCCCTAAATGGCAAGTCGCCCGTAACCGAGAAGGGTACGGCCTCAGTATTGGCAAATTTTATCTGATGGCAATAAGTAATCTGGCCGTCGAAATCGAAGCCGTATCGGATACGGCCAGCACCTAACCATTGAAAGTCTATAACGTAGATATTGTCCTTAGTTTCATCTAAAGTAACTCCACTTCTCCCAGTTCCATCCAAAACGTCTAAATTCCAGGACGACTGATTCACTGCATTATCCACTACCGAACCGGAAGTTTCGGTCCTTCTCGCAATTTTCAGATTGGTACCATCCTGCTCGAAAAAGAAGCCATTATTAGGGTCAAACAGACCTATACGCTTCCTGACATTAGAAGTTTTAGAGCCAAGGATAGTTGTAAATACTACGAATTGGGATTTGCCGGGCTGGTATCTGAAATATTGTTTTGTCTGAAAGACAACTCCATTCGCATCGCCGGTTCCGCCGGTCGTTAATCTTGCGGCAGAGGAATTAGCTATATGTGTAACGTCCCCTGTACCCGTAGCTGCCTCCTGGAAGAACAAAGGCTGGAGGTCGTAGTTGAATTGCATATCGAAAGTATTAAACGGCTGACTGACCCGAAGTCTTCCAAAAGCGTCCAGTGCTTTGGTATCCTGAGTGTCGATATTGACGTTTTGGATATGGGAGGCAATACAAATATTTACCAAACTCAATATGATTACAAATACTAACTTTTTCATTTCTTTGCTCCTTAATGAATATGCCAATTTGAACCATCTTCGGAAATCGTCCAGCTTTCGTATTGCGCTACAAGATCAGGGGTTGTATCACCATCCACCGTCTCGGAACCAGCAGGGTCAACAGTTACCAACCCGACACCTGAGTCTATTTTCTTTACAATGTAAATCTTAGCATCATCACTATCGGCAAAAGTCGCTACCGCAGGGAGTGTTAATGTCCTTGTGGTGGCGCCTGTGCTAAATAGAATAATAACATCGGTTGCAAGTGCTGTGTAATCCGCATCAGTTATAGTGACCGTCTTAAGCTGTAGCCCCTGCAGGGAAGCTGTTGCCGAGCCTTCCTGAGTAATTGATCCAGTTGCAGAGACGGCTGTGTAATTTGTTGTACTGTCTCCTAATCTTGTCGTTCCAATTACATCTAATTTAGCATTTGCTTCATCTGTGGTTGCACTTGCCCCTATTAAAACATTTCCATCTTCGCTTATTGTTACAGAAACAACCTCACTTCCATTTTTTCTCGTCGTAACATACCAACCAGAATCTCTGGCACTTGAAGGCACAAAAGCTGCATTTGCCACCCATCCCATATTTCCTGCTATTCCAGCTGCAACCCTAAATCTTCCCTCTATATTTACAGTGCTCCCTGTTGGACTTGTGTCAAGATTTGTTATGATTAACGCAGGATAATCCCCATTAACATTTTTACTTATACTTACATCATCTGTAGCGGCTACATCCCCAACGACTTCTAATTTAGCACTAATAGTGTCATTAAGGGCTGTTGCTCCAATTTGTACATTCCCACTGTCGTCTATAATAAATGAAATAGTCTCGGCACCATCTTTTCTTGTAGTGATAAAAAAGCCAGTATCTTCGTCAATGGTTGGGGAAAAATCACCTAATGCAACCCAACCTAAACTCCCTGCTATTTTATCTGTCCGGAACTGTGATTGTATTCTTACAGTGAGAGACGATAATGGGCTATCTTTTGTATTCCTTAAAATTAAGGCATTGAAATCTCCTGTTACGTTCTTTGATATTGTTACTGTATTAGCGAAACTACCTTCATCGGTAGAGGTTATCTGCTCGGCTGATACTGTGCTTGTAGTCGTAAAATTCTCATTACCGATACTTACATCACCACCGGAGGCGGTTAGCAGTAAATCACCACCGGAATCGACAGTAAAATCAGCCTGATTAGAGCCGTCATATTCAAGTTCCAACTGTTGGGTAGTCGTTTCGATTATGAGTTTGCCGGTCATCTCCCGTGACCCGTCGATAAGAAGATACTGGGTATGGTCGTCATCGGCCAGGCCGGCGAGATTACCGTGATCGATAATGATTTCGATATCATCGGCGAAATTAGTTAGCGTCCTAAAACCGCTGTCCGTACCATCGGTGCCGAGCACCTTAGTTAGTGTCGATCCGATGGACGCCGATATGGCCAATTCATCCCAAGCGGGAGTAGAATTACCATAGATAAGAGATCCCCTGGTCGGCGCGTCGGTGGTTGTATCGCTATGATCAACCGATAACAGATTGTGTGAAAGATTCTCACCCGGGCGGAAGAATTTACGGTTCTCAGCCGGGTAAATATCCCTGTCATGGGCACTGACGCATGCCGCTAAGACCAATATCAAAATGCAGGCCGTCTTTTTCATTAAACGCCGTACCGCCATCTGGTAATTTCGTAAATTGATTTTATTTCAGCCGCCGCTTTATCTACGTTGAATATCATTACTTCCCCTATCTTACCGTCCCAGGCCGAGCCGCCCGCTCGCAGACCTATCTGGACATCGTTGGTGTTATCAGTAACGGAACCGGCGAAACTTTTAGGCGTACCAGCCACACCGTCAAGATAGATTCTCATAGTAGCACCGTCGTAAGTCACTGCTACATGGTGCCAGACCCCAGTTTCCGTAAAGGCCACGGTTGCGATATTCGCTCCCGCATTGATAACGAATCGAATGACATTACTGTTCCAATAGACCGACCATCCATTATTAAAACCGGCATCGGTTTTTGTGACTATCGAATCGAAATTTGTCAGAGACGTTGCGTTTATCCAGGCCGAGACGCTGAAAGTCGTAGAAAATTGCAGCGAAGAATCATTACCGCAGTTTATCAGGTCATCGGAGTTATTAAATGAGAAGCCCGGATAAACAGGTTCAATATCTGAGCCGCTCACAACACCGTCATTACCATTAAGGCTGTAGTCAAAGACTAACGCCGCTGACGTTAATCCGGCCCAGAGTTTGTAATGGCCCACTAATCCGACCGTATTGACCTGCGGCCGGATATACCGGTACCCGGTCCCAAATGCCAGGACCGTCAAGCACAGGATTATTATCAGTTTCTTTTTCATTATATCCCCCGCAGGACAACAATCGCGTCAGGGTTAGTCGCACCCAGGGCGCCGGATGGCCCAATCCTCACATCGATTGTACCTGTCACCGGTTCGTGCAGACTGAAAGTATAAGTAGCATTTTCCGCCTGTTCACCGGAATCAAAGATCACATTGTCCTCATTATCAAGGATCTCAACTTGATAGGTTACGGAATTCGTCGCGTCAGGCGTTACGAAGACTACCTTTTGAATTATCCCGTTGATATTAATGGCCTGCGTAACATTTCCGGTATCGTCATCGTCCCAGGTCGCTATTACATTAGCGTCCCATACCGGTCTGATATTGGTCCTGAGATCAAAGGAACTTCTCAGAGCCGCCGATTCATCGCCCGTCGCGGCCCATACTATACCTGCCGCTGCGATGATTAATATCGTTAGCGTCAACAGTATCTTTTTCATCTTCTTATTCTCCTTATAAAATTACGGGGCGAGGCGGACCCCGCCCCCGTAAAGATTAACTGTTATTATTAACCCAGGTCCCAACCTCGGATTTTATGATCCATCGAATAGCATCAAGGGCCTCGATCGTTACTGTTTGTTTAGTAGCGTCTGTGGTGCATTCATAAATCTTGGCGGCGGTCCCGTTGTTAATGGTATCGTCACCAACGGCCTGGATTTGAACATCATCACCGGCTCCACTTGAGTCATCGACAAAAGTAAATATCAAACCAGCCGCTGCCGCCGGCAGGGTATATACGGTATTACCCTGAGCTGCAGTATTCGTAAATGTTTTACCGCTATCGGCGGCGGTAAGTGTCTCTGCCGTACCGGGTTCGATCTCAATTTCAGTTAGATAACCAAACAGGGCAGCACTGCCATCGCCGGTTACTGTACTAAAGGTCGTTATCGCCCCGTCGAATCGGGCCGCCCCATCGACTTCCACGGTCCCTTCGACGAACAGATCGTCATCGCCGGGCGAGACATCAGGTGACGCTCCGGTCCCGATCCTGATATAGCCGAAATCAGCCTGCAGGGCAGCGGCAACACCCGTACCTTTAACATAGATTGCCGTCTCTGTCCCCGTCGCCGTCGAATCGGTAACATTGACGATCAGGCCATAGAGTACATCGCTGCCGTTATCCGAATCGTTATCTAACTCAATTTCCATACCGGCAACGGACTGGCCCGAGCCGCCGGCTATAGCCGTAGCCTTTATATTAACGGCCTCGGAGTTATCGGTTATGGAATCGAATTCGATATCGACCACACCCGTTGCCCCGGTATGATCGGTTGCCGCGGCATCGATCGCTATAGCGACCGCCGCTACACCGGCAACTATATTGACGCCGGTATCGATCGTATTGGCGATATTAAGTCCTATCGTAGTCGCGTTCGTACCAGCCGAATTCAAAACGCTCAGGGCATGGAAAGTCTCATCAGCGCCTGCTGCGTCATCGTCAAGATCGATATAGACACCATACTGGGTCCCGGAGCTGCCATCGTCAAGCTCGTAATCGATATAGATGGCCTTATTATTAGCTGTGGCCGAAGTAACGTCCATATCGAGTACACCGGCTGTAGTTGTAGTTATCGTTGACGCCGCGTCCAGTTTATAGAGCTCTGTTGCGCCTAAGGTGGCCGTCAGATTTGCGAATGTCGTTACAGCTCCATCGAAGCGAATTGCGCCATCGACCTCGAATGTCCCTGTAATATAGGCATCGTCGCCGTTTAGGGTCGTGGTCTCTGTCCCTGCCCCGACCTTTAAGTTACCGGTTATTATCTGAAAATCACTTGTTGCTGCATCAGATGTCGCTGTCAGGTTCCCGGTAGCGCCATTAGCTTTCAGGAAGATCCAGTCATTCTCACCAGCATCCCAGTAAATCACGGAGGGAGAATCAGTTGAATCGTCGTCAAGTACAATATTGGCTACAAATTCTCCTGTCGGTGTAATATTATCTGTTGCCGCATTGCCAAGTGTAACATCGCCATTGGCCGTCAACGCCGCTGTAAACGACGTCGCCCTGACATGGGTTATAGCACCCGTTGACGTGGTCCCTAAAGTTATTGTCCCGTTACCTGCAGCATCGATTGTCAGGGCCACATTTCCGGAAGAGGCAGCAACCAGGGCGCTCTCAAAAAGATTAGTAACAGTCAGGCTATTACCTTCGATATCACCGAGACCTGACACAAACCAGCTCGCGCCCGTACCCTCGATATCTCTGCCTGTCGTTTGGGAATCGATATCGAGACCGATCGCGTTGGCTGTAGCCTGGCTGCCTACGATTTGAACTGCGGTCGCGGCCGCGGTATCGGCCTGGGTCACAATCAATCCGGTATTATTAGCAGCATCGGTTGTAGTAAAAGCAACCGCACCTGAATCAACCGTAACTGTCCGGCCCGATCCTGCACCGCCCTGATCGTATGCACCGTCAAGAGTAACCCCTGACCCGACGGTCAGCAGGTTCGTTGCCGTTCCCGCTGAATCCAGGAAGAATAAAGTTGTCGTTCCCGTCGCATCTGCGACATAAAGACTGCCGATATTGGCATCGGGATTGGAGGGTGTCGATATCTCATTGAATATCAGTTGGTTATCGAACGCCGTCGTCCCTTCGAGATCACCTTCAACTTCCTGCATCCAGCCAAGGCCCAGGTCGCCAGTTGAGTCCAGCGGTGTCCTTCCTGACCACCAGTAGGCGGTGGGCCGGACAATATCGCCTACCCCTGCTGTAATGGCAGCATGTGCCGGCATTGCCATTACCAATATCAACAGCAGGTATATAAATAGCTTTTTCATAGTTTTTCTCCTTAATGATTCATTTAAGCTTAGGCGGCCGGCTAACAACCGGCCGCCAACGCCGTTAACACATCGTTACTTACGTAGGCTCTTTTTGGATATTCAAAGGTGATACAGGCTCCATACCCATCCACGAATTGACTACCAGAGCGCTTGCCGCTTCTGAAACGGGAACGAATTCTACTTCGACGTAGCGTTTCATTACTCGCAGCGGTACTTGTGCGCTAAACTTAGCTTGTGCCGGCAGGTCGCTGGCCGCTAACGGATCTCTTGCACTGCCGAACGCGGCAACGGCCTCGACTCCACTGGCGAAAGTCGCTGAGTCCGAGGTAACTAACTGAAAGTAGCCGCCGCTATCGAGGTCAGCCGCCGCCGTCCCTACCGTCAGGTTCCAGAACAGGAACCCTAACTGCGCGTTTGTAGCGCCGTCCGCTTCCAGATCCAATATATCGCCGTTTGTCCGGCTCTCTTCCTGGGTCGTCAGTGCCTGAGCGTCCCAGAATTCCAGAATACTGTCCATAAACATTGTTCTACCCTTTCAAAAAAGGATTCTTTTTTCTTTCATTCTCAATTAAATCTGAGAAACATTTTTCTTACGAAACGGTACTCTCGTTGGTCTTGATAGCATCGAGTTGTCGGATAATACCTCTGTTTCCGAACCGAAGTACCTCTTCACCACTAAGACCGGTCGCTAACGAGAAATTGACGTTACTCTTATCTTTGAGTCTGATCTCCATTTGGGTCTTAATCTCGTCGTTGACGTAGATTCGGACATTGGGACCCTTCATATGGCAGCGATTGAGTAGTTCGATGAGCTTGTCCTCGTTGAAACTGTTGGTCCCACCGATAGTGCCGTTGATATTGGCGTAACGCGCCGTTGTGAGCTCGTCTTTGACCGCCAATCCGGTCCACCACTTAAACTGGGTCCGATAGACGTGGTATGTGTTACTGTTGCCGTCGAGTTTATCGACCTTGTCCTTATCGATCATCATCAGGCCGAGTATACCTCTATTGGCAGCCGCGGCAGGGTATATACCATGTGTGCGTCGGCGGCCCCAGTTGACGATGTACATACTGGTCCCGCCGGAGTTACCGCCGTCGATAACGTTTGTCTGGCTGAGCGCGTTGAGGCGGATCTTCAGGCCGTCGAATTTCTCCGGATCGGCCGCAGCTTCTGATTCGAGATAGGCGTCCGCCAACTGCTGGGACAGTCCCGATACGAACGAGATATCCTCCATTCTTCGATAACCCATCGGATCGGGCGCGTTATCAACTTCATCCTCATCGATATCTGACAGGCTCTCGAGCAGTGCCACCGGCTCGACAATGACCTGTGTGGTCGATGCCTTGGTAGGTACGCCCTGATAAGCCTTACGAAACGTCCCTGTCGGCAGTGACGTTCTGCGCGGGAACTTCTCGGAGAGGATTTGATTGGCCTGGAACCAGGGGATATCGAGCAGCATTTCGTTATCCTCTTCCATAACCTCGATGATATCCGCAAGGTCCTGGTCGCCTGGTGCCAGGCGGTTAGATAGTTCCCGGAACGTTAGTTGTGAATTGACTGTATTAGTAGCCATCTTAAGGCCTCCTAAAATTAAATTAAGTTTCTTACTACAATTAATTAATTTCGGGAGGTTTCCGCTCGCGCGGGCTCGCCTTGCCGGATGCGTCCGACCAGCGACCTTCTTTTAGGCTTGCACCCGGGTCCGTTCCAGGAGTTTCCGGGAACTCTCCCCTCTTAAGGCCCGGTCTCCATTGCGGGCGGGCCAAAAGAGGGTTATTTTACTCACTTAATATATCGTCAATTTGAGCTTAAAAGCTTTACTGTTAAGATTTTTTTATGCGTTCTGTTTCTGTCTCTCTTCCATTTTGGCGTACCTGAGGGTCCCTGTCCCTGCCTTTTGCTGGGTCTGGGCGGACGCTTTCATGGTCCTGCCCTCTTTAACGGCCATCTGGGCCAGTGCCAGAACCCCTTTGATAAAGCCGGGGTGGTTACCCATACCCTTATCCTCGATCAGTTTGGCCGTATCGGCATCGAAGAAACTTTCCAGGCACCTGGTATTCAATTCCATATTGACCTTATAGTTGGCCTCACCGCCCCAGTCGCTGACTAATTGGACCTTACCGGCCGCCTGTTCGGCCTTATCGGCGGCATCATCTTTGGCGTGTATAGCGGCAACGACATCCGTGTGCATCTTGAGTCCTGTCTCCATCTGCGATTGGCTATAGCCCTGGCTTACAGCCATCTCAAGATACGCCTTCTCTTGAGCGTAGTTGTAATTGTCCTTATTGTGACCTTCCGGCCGGGTCACTTTGAAATCCTCGACTTTAGTAACAGCGCCGGAATGCTCAGCAATTTTGGCCTTGAATTCGGCCTTAACTGTATCATCGGCATCGTCGGCCGGGATATTGATATGCGGCCGTCCGACCAGTTTCGTGGCCTCATATCCGCCGTCGAGTGCAGCATTCATAGTGGGATATTTAGCGAATGCGTTCTTTTTGCCAACGTCCGACATCAAAGTCGGATGGTCGTGCATCCAATGGCCATCTCCTTCCGTTATCCCGGAAGTATCAGTTACGCCGCCACCGCCACCACCGTCACCATCTGCCATAAAAACAGCCGATATACCAAACCAGTTAAATCTGTTCTTCCACAAATACTTAAACATTTCCTTTTCTCCTTCAATATTAGTCGTTAGGTCCTATTCTTTCGGGATCGCGTATTGGCCTTTTTTATAGCCGAGCAGTTTCATTATTTCGTCCGCCTCTTTAATCTCATCTGGTGTCAGGCCGGTCCTTAGCCTGGCTGTCCCGGAGGCCAGGGTCACGTACTTACCAGCCGCTTTGATCAGCCGCTCACGATTCGTCATAACCTTAGCACCCTCTCTGGCAACGTTGGATATTGGCTTTAGCAGCTTTTCTGTCACATCCTCACCAGTAACAATTCCCCGGGCAAGTAACAGACCGTTAGCCAATCCTGTCAGATATGGCTCCGTAAAAGTGTTCCTGTCCTGGAGTTGGGCGGCGTGCAGGTCGGTAATCTTTTCGATTACAGCCTCGACATCAGCAGGGGTTGGCCTGGAAGCACCCCTTTCAAGTTCTTCCTCCAATTTCTTGTTATACTTCTCTCGCAGTGCGATATAATCTTTTTCCAAGGTTTCATACGACTTTCGCATGTCAGCCGCTCCCTCTACACTGGTTATGGCGGCGATAGCTTTGATCAATTCTTCTTTCTTTTGGTTGGGGTTTAGACCCAGTGATTTCGCCTGGGCCTGCAGTTCCGGATACGTTATTTCTGTTTGTGCTGGCATTTTTTGCTCCTTCTAATTAGGGTTTAGGTGGTTAATTATTTATCCATCAAAATGTCTTACAGGACATGGAAATGGATTTGTACAATCTTTTATGCTGAGATTTGATACGCCTCTTTCCAAAAAATCAAGTCGCTTTTTTACATCATCCAAACTAACATTATTCGGATCGTTATTTACTGCTTTTTCGGGTACTTTGATACCCTTCGCCGCCTCTTCGGGCTTCCTGGTGGATGCGTTAGTCCCGATTGCCGGTATTGACACAGTATTTGTATTCGGGTCGAGCTGGTTCGGATCAACCGACATTGTCACCATCTTAGTCAATTCATCAATCTGGGCCTGCAATCTATCTATTTGCTTATGGTTCTCGACCACTAAATTCGCTAACGAGTTCGGGTCCGCCCTTGAGATTACCATATTGACCCTATCGGCCTGCCGGTCAGCTATCGCCATCAGCATAGCGATATTGTAATAGATATGAGACGATTCGCTGAATCCGTACTTTTTCTGCCAGGCGCTAAACTCCGCCTTCTGGCGATCGTTAATAGGTAATACCCTCGAACCCGCCGATTCGATTTTAGCCTGCGGCCTAACAGTCGGGGCCGGTTTAGGTTTTTGGGCCCTTTTGACCCACGGATTTATCAGGCCCGGCACCTGAGGTGGTATCTTACTGACCGCCTGAACAGTTGATACTAACAACATTAAAATTAATGATACTCTTTTCATAGTTTCGCTCCTGTAATATATTGGCCTAAAATAATATTCACCTGTTCCCAAAAGCATTTATGGCAATATGCAATGGCACTGTCCCCAAATGTTACTGTAGTCATATCAAGACAAACCCAAGGTGAATCGGGTTCTAAATCACCATGCTTCGAGCAAACCCAATGGTCATTATTAGGGTTCTTGTGAAGATAAGGCTTTTTTGGTTCGTTTGGTTCAATAATTAGCGAAGTCGAAGTTAAATCAAGGGTTATCTCAGGTTGCTTCGGGTACGCAACAGCATTTGTGATTAACACTTCCTTATTACACTTATCGCAATTATATATCCTATGAACCAAACTCTCTACTTCGTCAGTCGTAGTCACTAAAACCCAACATTTGCCATCGGTACTTAGATTATTATGCTGACAATCCTCAACCATTGGTTCGATTACTTCAAGCCACCTTTCCGACAGACTGCCCGAAACAATAAAAGGGTACGCCAAAAACAACAACAACAAAATCAATAATCCTTTCTTCATGCTCTTTTCTCCTTCAAATTTTAAGCTGCTTTATTATCTTTCTTAACACTGTTTTTATGTACGAACCAGGCCACCATCTCTATATTCTCATTGTAAGTGAAATATGAATTCAGATGGCCGATATGAAAATGACAACCTTTACCGCCGCCGCACAGACCTATCAGATTGTCCCAGTCTAAAGTAAGTTTAGGAAAAAGGTGTCTCGGCTTTTTGTGATGGACCTCGATGTTCTTAGTTGAGCCGCAGCAGGCGCATTGCTTACCGACTTTCTTTAGAAACGCCCGCCGGCACCTCTGCCAGGACCCGTTGAAACTGGCGCCGTCCGGAGCGACCAGGTTCAAATACAATCTCTGTAATCTTTCAAATCCTAACATGCTATATCCTCGCCACCGCACGGCAACACGGTTACTATGAGCTTTCTATGTTTATCATAAACAACTCTCATAGCTTTTTCTTTGTAATTAACCAACCAAAGCGTGATACGATTGCTCTGCCTCTCAATGAAAACCGCTTTGCTTTGTTGAATTAGGCTAACTATACTTCTCTGCTCACTTCTCTTAAGAGACACATTAAACCGTTGCTTGCATCGCCTGTTGGCATGACAATATATAGTTTTCGATTTATTATTATTCATTACTCAGCGTTTTTCTTCCAGTCGGAAACTGCTTATCCTTTATACAATTCAGGTACCTTAATAATCGGTTCGGGTTCTTTCTTAACTGTCAGAACGATAAATCCCGCGTTCTCGGCTACCAGGATATTCTTTACCAGGTCCTCCGGCACTTCGTCAAGTAGTTGTTTCGAGAACGGTATCGGGCCTTTCGGGATAGCAAGATTCTCAACCGCGGCCCCGTTCAATAACAGATACAGACATTTGATCATATCCTTAACTGTTATTACAGTATTTTCGACCTTACCACAGCACTTCTTAAACTTCAAACCGCTACCGCACTGGCACGTTTCGTTTCGACCCTGCTTCTTGACTGTCGCTGCTACCATTATTCATCCTCTTGCTCTGTAATCGCTTCTTTTTTCTTCATAAGTGCCCGTACCATCTTCTCACCTTCGCCCACGAAGCTTATCCCGCAGCGGTCGAGTACGATCTTCATAAAATCCTGTGCCGCCTGCCACTTACCGTCAATAGCAATCTGGCCGAAATGGCATTCATCCAGCATCTTACCCAATACTTTAGGACCCAAAGGACTCCTCAGGAACATATCCTGATAGTCTTTGTCCGCCTGCTCGTTATTTTTTGCCCCATTAATCATTGTTAGTTTTCGGGGCTAAGTCCCGCTCAAACAATAAAGCTATTCCAGCCGAGAATATTTGTTTATTTAAAAAGCGAAATCCTTTTTCCTCTAAAGTTGATTTCAAAAAAACCTCTAACTCTTCGTGGTCATCAGCCTCTTCATTTATTCTAATTTTTAATGTTTGTGCTGCACCGAGCATAATTCTCCTTTCGTTTATCCTACCGCCGCCGCTATTGGGCTGTTTGGTTCGATGGCCTTACCTAATTTCGGTGCGGCATCGGCTATCATTGCCCCAGCCTCTAACCGTTCTTTCTCCTGCTGACGTGCGGCTATATCCTCAAGAATTTCGGCGAATTCCTCTTCGCTGTTAATTGAGCCTTGATCAAAACCGGTCGCTTCCAGCGTTTTCTCCATAAACTGTTCCCATTTAATCTTATGGGTCATTTCCGGCCTTGACTCTACAAAGGCATCGATCACACCCTTACCTTCAAGGAACCTTCGTACCGCAAACGCCTTCTTCTGGGCCTGCAGTAGAGGTCCTATGAAATCGGCATCGACCCTATCGACACCAAACTCAGGATCTTTTATTATATCAGGCGGTTCCGGTAACCTGCCGGCGTTAAGTTCAATGGACCAGAACCTGTCATCTATCGGGGTCAAGGCATCATTAACGACCCTTTCGATCTTAGTACCCTTTAGACTGGCCGTCTCACCTTCGACCCCAATGATCTGGGTCGCTGTA